GAGTATGACAGAGATGCTAAGACGATTACAATGTGAATTCCAACTGATGCGGCATTTACTACATTCACTAGTAATAAAACAACTTGGAGTAATGTACCAGCAACAGGAAGATTTATACTTATTCCAGGTAGTGGTGGTGCAGAAGTACTTAATTCTTACTCAACTACTTATGCTAGTGTCCCAGAGGCTACTAAAGGATATGCTTATGTTCCTGCGGTTTCTGCAACAGGAACAGCTTTAGGAACAACTAATGTACCTACTGCTGCAGTGACTTCGGTTAGTGGAGTTATGCTAATGAAAAATGCTTATGGCACAAATACTTTGGGGACGGACGTAAAGGTCTACTTCACGGCGGATAATTCAAATTGGACTGAAGCATCTTCTTATACTTCAGCAGGAACTTTTTCTACAGGAATAACACAAATTACACTTGGACAAACAACAGTTACATCAGGATCTGATGTGCGATGGAAAATTGTATTCGCCAATCAGTCGGCTTCTTCAAAAGAGGCTTACATTTATGGGATGGGAACAAATTATTAAATGAGTGAAGTAAAAGTAAATAAAATTAGTCCAAGATCCGGAACAGATGTTACACTTGGAGATAGTGGAGACACTTTTACTATTCCATCTGGAGCAACAATAACTAATAATGGAACAGCTACAGGTTTCGCAGATGGGTCTTGGGAAAGTAAATCAGCAAGTTTTACAGCCGCAACAGGTAAAGCCTATTTCTGTGATACTTCCGGGGGTGCAATAGATGTTACTTTACCTTCTCCGACAATAGGTGATACAATAAGATTTCTTGATGCAACAGGAACTTTTGATACAAATGATTTAACCATTTTAGTTGGTTCTAGTAAAATTCAAGGAGTAGCAGCTAATTTAGATGTTGCAACAGAACGAGCAGGTTTTTCTATAGTTTATTACAACGCAACACAAGGGTGGTTATTAACAGATGTCTAATTATAAAGATTTAAAACATAAAAACTTAGTAGATGTAGGTACTATAGGAACTCAAGTTGCTTCAGGTACAACTGGACAAAGAGGTGCTACTACAGGTCAATTTAGATTTAATTCTACTACAGGAAGATTTGAAGGTTTGAATGCAAGTAGTTTTGTATCTATTGAACTTACACCTACAGTTACATCTATTGATGATACAGAAGTAGATAGTGGGGGTGGTGGAAACCAAACGATTGTAATAACGGGTACAAATTTTATTACTGGTGATGTCGCTTCTTTTATAGGTTCATCTGCTTCTTTTAATGCGGCTACAACAACAATAGATAGTCCAACTCAAATTACAGCAGTAGCACCTAAAGCATCTTTTTTAAATGCACAAGAACCTTATGGTGTTAGAGTAACATCATCAGCTGGATTAGCGGCAACTTTAGCAAGTCAAATTAATGTAGATAATGACCCAACTTGGACTACAGCTAGTGGCAATATAGGAACTGTTTATGATAATGAAACAGGAAACCACATGACAGTTGTAGCAAGTGACGCTGAAGGAGATACAGTAGCTTACACAGAAACAGGTGGAACAGTTTTAGCTACAAATAATTTAACTTTAAATTCATCTACAGGCGTTATTAGTGGCGACCCAACAGATGTTGTTAGTCCAACAACACTCTCATTTGATTTAAGAGCAACAGCAAATGTTAAAACAGCAGATAGAGCATTTAATATTATTATGAGACATAGTGCAGCAACAGGTGGAGATTTTATTGGTACTTACAGTTATGGTGGAACTACATATAGAGTACATAAATTTACAGCAAATGGAAACTTTATACTTTCTGCAACAACAACAGTTGATTATTTAATCATTGGTGGTGGCGCAAGTGGTGGACATCACTCAGGTGGTGGTGGGGGTGCTGGCGGACTTGTATGGCAAACAAGTCAATCACTTTCAGCCGCAACTTACGCAGTAGTTGTTGGAGCAGGTGGTGCAGGTGCAGGTGATGATACTCCAGGTAATAATGGTATAAATAGTTCTTTTAACTCAATTATTGGTTTAGGTGGTGGTGCTGGTGGTGGAAATCAAGGTAGCAGTGCTGGTTCAAATGGTGGTTGTGGTGGTGGTTCAAGTAGAGCTAGTGCCAGAGGTACTTCAACACAATACTCAACTTATTCTTATGGAGTAGGTTTTGATGGAGCACCAACTGGTACTCTAGTAGATGGTTCACCTGATTATGCTGGTTATTCAGGTGGTGGAACAGGTGCAGTAGGAGCTACTCAACTTGGTGGAGATGGACATTCTACATTTGACACTGATGCGGCAACAACTACAGCTTTCTTATTAGGTTCTGAAGCAGGTACAGACGCTTCAAATGTTGCAACAACATCAAGTTCAACAGGAACACTTTATATCGGTGGTGGCGGTGGTCGTACTTCTCAACAAAATTTAGGAGTAACTTATGCTGGTGGTAAAGGTGGTGGTGGTACAGGTAATTCCAATAATACTTTACCTACAAGCGGCTTAGTTAATACAGGTTCAGGTGGTGGTGGACAGTCAGACCATTCTAGTACAGTTGTTGCTGGTATTACTGGTGCAAGTGGAATTGTAATTGTGAGGTTCAGTTAATTAGTATATAAGGATAATATTATGGCTTCAATAATTAAAGTAGATAAACTAGACCCTCAATCAGGTACCGCATTAGAAATTGGTACTTCAGGAGATACAGTTACTGTACCTACTGGAGTAACTTTAACTACAACAAATGCAACTCTAAATTTACCAACAACAATAACGTCCACTACAGAAGTAAAAACTAATAAAATTTCACCAGCGACAGGAACAGCTTTTGGACTTGGAGATTCAGGAGATACTTTTACGGTTCCTTCTGGAGGAAATATTACAGTTGCTTCTGGTGCAACAATTACCAACTCTGGAACAGCAACAGGATTTCCAGAATACAGTGATGATGCTGTAATCAATGATATTTCTACTTTAGCTTTACATCAAGCAACAAATAATAATTCAGCTAAATATAATTTAGTAAATTCAAATGTAGATGTTTACCAAGATTCAAGTGCAATAGCTAGTTTAACTCAAGTAGCAAGAGATACAACTCTCGAATCTATATCTACTGCTTATGATGTAGTTGCAGCATTTACTAGCGATAGTGATACAGTTGTTTTAGCACACATGGAAGATGCAGGATTAGATGATAGTTCAAGTAATAGTTTAACATCAACATTTACAAGTGGAGTTACAAGGTCATCAACTCAAGCAAAATTTGGAACTTATTCTGCACATTGTGATGATTCAGCAAATGCATATTGGCAAGTAACAGGATTATCAGGTTCAACAACAGGTGGAGTAGGAACAGGAAATTTCACTTTAGAATATTGGTTTAATTGTCCACTAATAAGTGATGCAAGTGGTGGAACTGCTAGAATGTATTCTATTGGTAATCAAGGAACGCCAGGAGTAGCTGGTGCTCCAGCACAAAACCAAGTTACAATGTCTGGTAGTTTTACAACTCCAACTGCTGCTCAAAATTTTTTTAGAGGTAATCCAGACCAATTTTATAGTCCAACAGTTGCATCAGTTTCAGCAGATGTCTGGCATCATATGACATTAATGAGAAAAGGAACAACTATGTATGAAGCTATTGATGGAGTTTGGTCAGTAGCAACTTCAACAGTTTGGAATGGTATAAACATGGAAACTAATACTAATGGTGGAACTAACCAAAATGATTTAGCACTTTTTGCAAGATATGGAAGTACAGGCGAAATTATGACTGGTTATATAGATGAATTAAGATATTCTAAAGTAGCAAGATATGATGAAACTTCTAGTTTTACACCTAATGAAACTTCTAGTTATTATGCAACTGGAAGTTATGAATCAACTGCACAGACAGCAAATGCTTCTGTTACTACAATGTCAGGTGTAGTTACTTATACTAATACAACTGGAGTAGCTACTTTGGATACAGATATAGTTTTAGAAGTAAGCGCTGATAATGGTTCTACTTGGCAAAGTGCAGCTTTAACTGCAGCAGGAACTTTTTCAACAGGTGTATTACAAGCAGTTACAAACGATATAACAGTAGCTGCAGGCACACAAATTAAATATAAAATGTCTTTTGCTAATCAAGAGGATGGAGTGAAAGTCACAAGAATTAACGGAATAAGTTTATCGTATTAAATAAAATTAGTCCAAGACTTTACTTTCCCTAAAAAATAATATAGAAAATACACTGGTGAGGGGATGATCCACCACAGATTCCCCTTACTTTAAAACATTTGAATTCCCATCAGATCTGATATAAACCATAATAAACAGGTTTTAATATGCTAGGATTTAATACATTTGCAGAATTTCCATTTGCTACAGTACATGAAGATGGCAATGTAACTATTACTGCTACTAAGAATGAACTAACTATTAGTATTGGCAATCCTGGAATCACCGCTGATTCTATTGTAGAAACCGTTACAGGTAATGCATTAACTCTTGGAATTGGAAGTGTTACCCTTACAGCAGATGCTAATCTTACTGCAGTTAAAAACGAATTAGTATTAGGTATAGGAACAGTTACCGTTACGGCGGATGCTGACGTCACCGCTGTCAAGAACGAGCTTGTAATTTCTTCAGGAACCGTTACAATCACTGGAACCGCTAATATTACGCCTGACGCAACGCCTTTAACACTTGCTACAGGAGAAGTATCAGCAATAACATGGAGCAAAATTATCCCAGGGGCAACTATGATCTGGACACCAATAGACCCGAGTTAATATTATGGCATCATCTTACACAACAAACACTGGATTAGAACTTGTAACCACAGGCGAAAAAGCGGGGTTATGGGGAGCAATTACTAACACCAATTTACAAATTTTAGAACAATCAGCAACTGGATATCTTTCAGTAGATATGGCAGGGGCAAGCGTTACTCTTACTTTAACTGATGGTGCAACTTCCAATGGAAAAAATATTTATTTAAGACTTTACGGAACATTAGCAGCGAATCGAACTTTAACGATGCCTGTAACCGCTAACCGAGTATGGATCGTAAAAGATGAAACCGCTAGAGGAACTTCTAATAGAACTCTTGGAGTGCTAACCGCTTCAGGAACAGAACAACCTATTCCACCAGGTGCAACTCTTTTATGCAGATCCAATGGATCTGAAACAGCTGTAACCATTATTGAAAAGGGTTATGAAACCATTACCGATGCCAACAGTCCTTACACTACTGTTGCAGGAACACAGATTTTAGCAAATACAACTTCAACTGTTATTACCGTTACTTTACCAGCCGCAGCTTCTACTGGAGATGAAATTACAATCATTGATGCAAGAGGAACATGGGGATCTAATAATTTAACTGTAGGTCGGAATGGATTAAAAATTAATAGCGCAGACTCCGATTTAACACTAAGTAATAATGGTCAATCCATAACATTAGTTTATGTAGACGCAACACGTGGCTGGGCCTATAAAACTAATTATACTTCATAGGGGCTACTTTTATGGCTCTTGCTAGTTTTAAATTTTTGCCTGGCATCGATAAACAGGACACTCCGGTTGGAGCAGAAAACCGTTGGGTGGATTCTGATAATACAAGATTTAGATATCAACTTCCTGAAAAAGTTGGAGGATGGTCATCGCTTCTAACGGATACGATGGTAGGAGTGGCTCGAAAACAGCACGCATTCACTGATTTAGATGGAAACAGATATGTAGCCATTGGTACAGATAAATTTTTACTTATTTACTTTGAAGGTCAATTAAATGATATTACTCCTTGGCGTTCTAATAACGCTGGAGCTCAAACCACATTTACAAGTTCAACATTAACAACCAATAGTACTGCACCTGGAACGTCCATTACTATAACAACGACTACGAGTCACGGTTTAATTGTAGGAGATATGGTTGTTTTAGATAGCGTGACTATGCCGACAAGTTCAACTTTATCTTCAGCTTTATTTGAAGATAAACTTTGCCAGGTCATAACGGTTGCTTCAAATACAACCTTTACCATTACTTCACCAAGTGCTGAAGCAGGAGGCGGAGGTTCTGATTTAACTTCAGGAAGTTCTGCTACCGTTCAACCTTATCAATCTATTGGTCCTGC